AGGGTGCATCGGCTTTTGGCGAATCAGGCGTACGAGCGGATTATGGAAGAAATTAAAAAGTGCGTTGTGTTATGCGCAAACTGCCATCGCATCCATCACCACGAAGAGCGGTTAGCTATAAGACGTAAGCGCAAGAAAAAGCAACTTAAACAGGGCTAACCGGCAAGCATGTGCCCTCGTATACTTCTACTTGGGGGTTGTTGCCCAGCACCGCATAAGCCTTCTTTACCTGTTCTAAACAGCCCTGCTCAGTATACGTAGAGTTACCCTGCATAAACCCACACTGCCCAGCCATACACATAAAAATAACGGGAATCCAAATCATAACTGCCTCCGTGGTTACCCTTACTGTACTGCTAGGGGGCGTTGGGCGCAAGGATAAAGAAAAACCCCGCCGAAGCGGGGCCTAAATCACCTAAGTGCTTGATTTAATTAGTCTGAACCGGGAGAACCGAACATACCGAGGGGATCAGAAAATCCAAACGAATACCGTTCGCGAGCTTTATATCGCACATTTCCCGTATCGAAATCTCCATCCATTCCTGTTGACATCGGTGTACGGACAAAATGCTTCAAGCCGTTAGGCACATCGGTAGTCAAGAACCAAGCATCTGGATCAGTCAAAAAGTGATTGATCGTAAAGCCTTGGCCAATGGTGCCGTTGTTCTCAATAGCGTTGACGTCATTATCAGCCGTACCGACACGAAGCTTTGTCTCTAAGAGACGGGTAGCAACGAATTGGTTAGACGGATGAACGACCAACTTGAGAGGTGAAGCAGCGATCAACAAGCCACGCTCGTCTGTCCATGCGTTAATCTGAATGGTAGCAGCCTCTAAAGACGCTTCGTTCAAATCAGCAGGAGTAGTAGGAGTGTTGCTGTTTTCGCCACCAGACACAAGAGGGTGAGCTGTAGAGAACAAAGATACGCCATCCCCGCCAGCGAAGGCAGCGTCAAAACCGTTGTTCAAAATAGCTGCCGCTTTTGTCTGCTTGGTAAACGCCATAGCGCGAGCTAAAGCTTTGGTGTAGCGAGCTGAAAGTGAGTCATAGAGGTTGTCCTCGATAGCTTCTTCCGTCAAGCTGAAACCCAAAGCAATGGTTTCGTGGTTATAGCGAGCAGTGAAAGCTTCCTGTCCATTGTCGTAAGAGATCGCACTGCCTTCGTTCTTGACTGGAGCAGCCGAGAAGCCTGACAGTTTGGTCTCTTCTTCAAATGAACGCTCAGAAGTTTCCGTTTCAAAGATTTCCTTGTGCTCTTCACCGTATGTTGCATACTCCATGCCAAACAAGGCATTCAACCCGGGGAGGAGCTCTTTCAGTAGTTGTGCGCGTGAAATAGCCATTATTTACTCCTTAGACGCCAGTCGTGTTGTTGTACTGGTGAATGTTAATCTTAACGATCAACTCGACAAATGTGTCGGCACCGGTAGCGGTTTCAGGAACCACGGAAATAACACGAACAGGCAATGTTGCGGTAGTAGCTTCTGATCCAGCAAGAACAGAAACGCCAGAGTTACCAGTGTTCGTGTCGCCCGCACCTTGGATAACAGACACGTTAGCACCAACAGCGGCCAAGGCAGCAGTGGACATGTCGCTAGAGCCATCAGTAACAGCTACTTTAAACACAGCATTTGGATCGTCCACGACGTAGGCAACTGCATCAGCCGCCACTGTGCCCGTGGGCCAGTATTGCGAAGGCAATGGCTGCTTAGTGGTTGGGTTGGTAAAAGCGCAACCAACGAAAACACCTACGGGCGAGCCCGCTGTGGTGCCAGTGAATTTTTCAACAACGCCGCCCGTTACGATAGAAACCAAATCACCATTAAAGATATTAGCAGCATAACCAGACGCGATCTTGATTTGGCGCGTAGCACCAGCGTATGGCATACCGTCTAAACGGTTGATAGGCTTGAAGCCGTAGGGAGCGCTAACAGTAGGATAAGCCATTTGTTAACTCCAATTAAAATTAAGAACCACGCCCGAACGACGTTTTGGATTGCTTTTCCTTAAACAGGGGCATCCGCGCATCGCTTTGGCGCATAAAAGTATTGTCCACAGCTTCCATATTAGCTTGCGTCCTATCGGAATAGTGAGCTTTCCGTTGCTTCATAAACTCAGATGGAATCTTGCACAACAACAAACCAGTAATCTCGATACCGTCTTTGAATTGACTGTTCGTACTGACTAAATATTTGTACTTTGGTTGTTCTTCAGCTCTCACTGGTTCCCAACCTTCTCGTAGTTTGGACGAGATATTACCCGCATCAGGATTGTTACGGGTCGAAATACGAATCCAACGATAAGAGTACCCCGGCTGTTTGTCTGGCTCGGGCAGGGTTGATGCCGGTTGCCATTGCTTAGGACGCTCTACAGCGCTGCGACTTTCAAGTTCTCTAGCTAATCTAGTTTCGGCCATTTTAATTCCCCAGTGTTTTTGCATATTCCCGAGCGTACTGCTCGGCGGTTAATCCAAGTCGTTTAGCAAGTGCTATCTGAGACTGTTTCAGCACAATCTTTTTGGAGGATGTGCTTCTAGACGCCGGTGCGACCACTGTAGCTGATCTAGACTCGCGCTCAGCAGGTTTTTGTGCCCCACTGTTACTATCTGGTGTCCCAAAATATTCTGGGAATCGGCGGCGCATTGTGTTGTCAATCGCTTGCCAATAATCATCTGACCCTACAAACCCCACTCCGCGTTCAAATTGAAGCTTTTGATGTAAGCCTAAAGCTGACGCTGTCATTTCTGAATCTTGCCCCCACCATGGATTATTTCGTTGCCATGACAGGGTTTTTTTATCGGGGGTAGGGACGTTTGTAGTATTTTGATCAATATTTACATTATTGTCAACTGCCGCAGGTTTTGGTCGATAGTTGTTAACCTGTTGCAACTTATATGTCGCGTCCGCAATTTTTTGTTGGGCTTCAATTACTTTGTCAGAGTCGCCTGAATCATAAGCTTCTCTATACGCCCGCTTAGCGATTTCCATCTCAAACTCGGCGGACTGCTTATATGTACTGATAAGCGTCTGTTCACCTTGATTAAGCGTATTTTTAAGGGCACTGTTTTCTGAAGAAAGCCGTTTTACTAAAGATACAGCTTCGTTCTGTTGCCGATAAGCATTTTCTTTTTCCCGACGCTCGTCATGCCAAACCTTTTTAAGCTGCTTTAATTTGGTTTTAACTTCGCCTGAATATTGATCAAGCTCGTCTAGCTCAAGTTTTTCTACAAGTTCCTTAGGTAAAGGGGTTCGATTACGATCCGCCTCGGGGGTATCATCTTCGATTTCAATATCAACACTAGGCTTAGCTTTAGTCTCAACTTCGGACTGTTTCTGCTCTTCACCTTCAACCTCAAATTGAAAATCGTCGTCTTTAGTGTCAGTTTGTGTGCTCATGTGTATTCCTATGCTCTAAATATATTAAAAAAACGTTCAGAGTGTTTGTTTGACTTCTGGCGGTTCCAAAAAGCGGGGACTACTTGCAGATTGTCATACGTAGTCAAACCACCCTTGGACATTGGGGTAATGTGATCTATATGCCAACTTGTCCCTAGCGCTTTTTGAGCTTCGCTACGCACGGCTAATTCCCCTTGGATCTTCAACAACACCTTCAACAGAATCATCGTTAATGATCCTAAGCTCCCGTCCGTGAATTTTGACTCGTGTACCTGAATGAGGTCTGACTAAAATAAAGTCCCCCTCTTTACACCAAGCCCCGCTAGGGAACCGAGAAGCGTCTTTATAACAATCCGGTCCCAACTTTACAACAAACAGAACAGTAGTAAGTATTTCCTCGTGTTGTCTAGAAAGGTCTGACTTGAGGATTCCACTTTCATACTTTTCATCAATCTCAGGAATAGCACATAATATGCGGTATCCAGAAGGCTGTGGTAGTTGCTTTGCTTTTCGTTCTGCGGCTGCACCCAAATTCGCTGAACCTACTACTCGCGGGTTATCGGGGTTTGTACCGATAAGTATTTCACTCATCTAACTCCTCCATACGGTCTGATGTTTCACTGATAATGTTGTTAGCGATCATCAACCCACGGATAACTCCGCAGGTATATTTGTACTCGCCGTGGTCCTTAGCCCTACCTAGGCCAAGATCTGTAGAAAGTATCTCCTGCTCCGCATCGAGCTTTTTTACGAGATACTTCAATAAGTCATCGTTCATTTATTTTCCTTTGGGGGCTGAGGGCGTTGCTGCATGGCTTGTTGGGCTATACGAGCTTTTTCAACCTCTATACGTTCTGCGTCAATTGTGTTTTTAGTTAGTTCCTTACCAATATCTATACCTAACTGAACCCCCGCTTCTTGTTGGTCCGCCGACAATTTAGCTTGATCGGTTGCTAACTTAGCACCAGTCTGTAAACCAGCAATCTGTTGTTGCGACGCAATACGTTCGCGCTCGATAGCAAGCCGGTCAACTTTTTCACCAGCGGCGATAACCAACTGCTTCTCTTTAATTTCAACTTCTTTTTGCTTGATCTGAAGCTCCATTTGCTGCATTTGAACGATTGGATCGTTTTGAGCTTGTTCGGCTTGTTTGGCTTGCATTTCGATTTTATTTTTTTGCAACACTTTATCCGCAGCGGCAGCGGCAAGGCGCGAGATTTCGAGTTCTGTATTCTCATCCATCTCAGCGTCGGGGCCGGGATAAGGCACACCAACGGCGTCTTCAATTTGTCGCCTGTATTCAAAGGCTAAGTGTTCCTGTACATGCGCAGCGAATGCAGCAGTTATAGCTGGGGCGGTAGGACTTTGTCCGACCATCTGTTTAATTTTAGGATCTTGGGCCGCTGCCATGTGGACCGCAATATGCGCTTCGTGGTCCTGATATATAAACGCTTTAACAGGCTTGCTGTTAAGAAGGTCCATGTTTTCAGACACAGGATCTCGTGGTTTATAGTCGTCCTCCACAGGCACCAGCTTCGCAGAATTCTTGATTCCTAATACCTCCAGCATTTGACGGTGGAGATAGGGTAGGTCGTAGAGTTGAGGTGCTGTCTGGGCCAACTGGAGGACTGCTTGGTACTGTACTACTTTTTGGCTCATTGTGGCAGCGTTAGGGTCAGATACTGGAATTACTTCCACCATGTCGTAATCTGAACGCTTGGCTCTAGGGGTTTCCCCCACAGGTTCGTAATCATACGAGTCATCAGTATGGTCTCGGATAATCTTTTTGAGCAGCCGGAACTCTTGGCGCATGGAGTAATGAATCCGTGCCTGTACAGCCGACATCACTTTAAGTGTGCGCTCTAATATTGCTAGCGTAGTGCCAACGGGGGACTGTGCCGACATGTCTGACACTTTTAAATCAGCCGCACTAGCGAACCTACGTCCCTCATCAACAATAGTACCCAGCAAGCCAAACAATACTTGGCTAGGTTCTTTATACGGTAACGGCATGATGTTGTCACGCATGGTGCCACTAGCCACATCTACATCTCTAAACTCTCCGGGACCGATTGGGGTGTCATCGCCCTTGATGCGCATACCCTTGGTTTTAAACCCACCGGGTAAATTAGATAGCGTACCTGCATCCACCAACTGACGGATCAACGACGTACCTGACTTAGCAAACGCACCGATCAAGTGGATAAGCCCGAACGCATAAAAACCAAATCCCGGCACGTACGGGTAGTGTACGAAGTGGTTGCGCTTTTGTTTAACGCGGTCATCCCGATTCCAATTGCGCCGTATTGCTAAAACAGACTGAGATGACTTATCAATAGTAACTACGTAAGGTAGCGCAATCCCTGTTGGCTCGCCATCCTCTTCATCTTCATAGTCAGGCAAATCTAAATTGACGTGCACCTCTAATATCTTGTGTCGGTCGTCTGATGAGGCTCTAAACCCCATCTTTTCAGCAATTTTCTTCTCAATCTCATCAAATGTGTCAGTCGGATCCCCCAGCTCAATATCGCGGTAAAACCCACTAACTTGCAGTTTTCTAAGCTCATTGGGCGTTTTGCGCATCACATGGGTCACACGCTCCGCTGTTTCTAGGCTACTCGCACCGTAAGGCACCACAATATCTTCAGCAGGAACATACATAGAGACTTGGCGGTCTAGCGACGGATCGAAATACACCTTTTTAAACGCGTTGCCCGATAAACCTAGGCCCCACAACATGCGCTCGTGCTCGGGGCGGTACTCCACCATGCGCTCAGTTAGCTCGTAGTTCATGTCGTTTTTAACCCGCAACGACGCTTGCTCTTTCTCTTTAGTCTCTTTACCAATAATCTGTACTTTTACGGGGCCTTGTGCAGGGAACGTCTCCATCATGGTTTCAGCTTGGAACTTTACTAGCGCCTCGCTTAACAAGGGGTGATACACTCCACACGCACCGGGCCACGGCTCTGAGCGCTCCTCGATCTGCATGCCCAACAATTCAAGGCCGTCAACGTAGGTCTGCATCCAATCACGGCGGGCGTTAACGTCATCCTCGTAATCAGAAATAATATCGTTGGCTAATCCGCTTAAAATATCTTCAGATATAAACTCCGCCAGATTAGAATCAAAATCATCCTCGTCTTCATCCTCTGGAAAAATCGTGACCTCTAAACCGTCTGTCGTAATAGTGACGTTTTCCGGATCTTCAATCTCGATCTCGATGTCAGGCTCGCCTAAGAAGTCATTTTCTTCTAAACCCATTGGGGCCTGATTTAACACTTTGTCTATATTAGTTGCCATGTCCTATCCTTAATAGTATTGGGTAGCCCTGCGTTTATAGCGAACGGGATCTTCTTCTTCATCTAGCTCGGTACGCAGAAAACCGCCTTTGCGAAACCGCATTAACGCCAAAGAAACAGAGTCAACATAATCGTCATGTTCTCCAGCGGGGAAACTTGCCACTTCATCAATAACTTCTTCCGCCCAGCGGGTGCCGGGTGCCCATACCTTTTTTGAGGCGAACAAATCAGACACCGCATTGAGCCGGGCAATTTTGTCGTTGCCTTTAACAGGCGTGAACTCCTGTACCGGTATGCCCATCGAGCGCAACTCGTATATTAAAGGCGCCCCCGATGCTTTTTTCTCAATAATAATAGAGTCGGGGTTAAACTCCTCCATCTGGTCCAACACTTTGCGTTTCAACGCCGGGAACTCTAGCCGATCACGGCAGGCATCTAGCATTATGATATTAGCCTCCATTCGCCCAGTGTCCGAACTGTCCTGATAAAACACCCCCCACGTCGTACACGCCGAATAATCAGCACGGTTGGTCTTTTCAAACGCCGTATCCCAAGCCTGAAGGATAAAATCACACTCCGGGGGAGCTTCTTTGTCCCATAGCTGCCACCAGTCACGCTTAACAATGGCCGAAGTCTCTGAAGTTGGCTGTTGTTGGTACTGAGCCATCCATTTGCTGTTAGGTAGCTCCTCACGCAGTGCCTCAAGCTCGGGTAACTCCCAAAACTCAGGCCAAAGTGGGTCGCCACTTGGCAAAATAGCTGGAAACTCAATTACTTCCCACTCTTCCCCGCCTCTTGTTATAGAAGACTTTACAACTTGCCCCGTTAAATCTCGCTTAGACCATCGGGTCATCACAATTACAATAGCGCCACCCGGTTGCAAACGCTGTCGAGGCCCTGATGTGTACCACTCATACACTTTATCGTAAATTTCAGGGCTTGTATCGGCTAAAGTTGCCTCTTGTTCAGAATGAGGGTCGTCAATAATAAGTAAATCCGCACCCTTACCTGTAACCGCGCCACCCACACCGATAGCAAAATAGTCCCCGCCCTGATTAGTGGCCCAACGACCCGCAGCTTTAGAGTCACTTTGCAGCCCCATCCCGGGAAATATGTTGGAATACGCCTCTTGGTCAACTAAGTTACGTACTTTTCGACCGAACCCTACCGCCAACTCAGCGGTGTGCGCTGTTTGGATGACTTTTTTATTCGGGAATTTGCCCAAAAACCAAGCAGGTAGAAGATAAGACGCAAACTCGGACTTAGTGTGCCTAGGAGGCATGTTGATAATGAGCCGTTTACACTCACCACTGGCCACTCTTTCAAACGCCGAAGCCATCTTAGCGTGGTGCCGCCCACTAATAAACACAGGCCAAACTTCTTTGACGAACGCCAAGAACCGCTCTTGTGCGACTTTACGCGTTTTTAACCCCTGCAGCTTCTCTAACTCAGCAAGCAATAGCTCCTGCTCCGCCACTGATAACAACGGTAAGATACTTGGTATATCTTTGAGCGAGAGAGACTCAAGTGCTTGTTGGGCTGTCGTCATTTAGTTCGTTCATCAGCTCGGGTTCAGGTTCAGGTGGCACTGTGGCAACACCTAGTTGCTCGTCTAAGTCAGCACCAATGGGGGTAACGTCAGTGACGTCCGCATGCAACAAACGCCTAACGCGCTCTTTAATAGCATTTTCCAAATCTAAAGGGTCTTTGTAGTTGATTGTTACTTCACTACGCTCGGTAAACAACCCGATGTCGCTGTGCTTTCCAAGTAACTCTAGTGCTTTCAACTCATACCTTGGATCACCACAGTTGGCGATCTCCATTAGCTTGTTTGTTATAGCCGCACGAGTTTGCCCCAAGTCCATGGCTAGCTGCTGGCCATAGGTACGCAAAAAAGAAGCGGCCGCAAATGCGGTATTAGTGTTAGTTAGGGGTTTTGTTTTACGTTCCTTGATCGCTTTCTCGATCAAAGACTGTTCCTGATTAGCTGTTTGTTCGTCAACTTCTAGGGAGGCACCTAGTGATACCTGCAACTCGGCCGTGTTACCCGCAACGGCCATCTCATCCATAAACGACGCCGAAGTTTCATCAGACGTATCGTAGGGTATGGGGTGTTTATCTGTGGGTTCTATGTTTACAGTAGGCATACGCGGTAGCGGTTTGTGGCTCCAGTGCGGCTAAGTATATACGTGTTTATGCAGTGTTGGCAAGATATATAGAGGGGCCCCCGATAAAGCACGGGTTTAGAGCTGCGAAGCCTGCCAAGGAACGTCACTCGAGGTAGCTAACACCAGTACCCCCAAATAATATTATGGCACATAAAGCAAAACAAGATTGGGACTCCTATAGGGGGGTGTTTCTATA